CCTCGTCCCAGCCATGACGCTTAGGGATGGTGTTCATCTCAATCAATGCAATCTTGTCCTTGTTCTTTGCAATCGTAAGCTCCATACGGTAGTGGAACACGTTGTAAAGAATCTGGTAGGGGAGACCCATGCTCACAATCGACACGTTATCTGCGTGACGGTTGCTGTATGCACGGCCGTTGTAGGGAAGCTTGCACTTAGAGATGTTGTTCATCTGGTTGCGCTGTGCCTCGATAGGCTGGACACCCACGTAGATGTCGCCATCAATACGGTAACCTTCCCATACCTCACTCACCCAGTACCACTCCACGGTCTCACCTGCGTCACGGTCCAGCTTGTAGGAATCGTCAACCATGAGCTCTTGACTGATTCCGAACTCGTCCGTGTACGTTAGGACACCAACCTTCTTGAAGGACTTCCAAGCAACGTGCAGCACTTCGACATACCGCTCATCGTCACCAAAGTTCTCCTCAATACGCTGAAGGAATGGAATAGAAAACTGGTCGCCCCGGTTACGGTGTGGGCTCTCCACCTGTGCAACCTGCGCTTCAGTGAGCAGGTCGTAGAACTGGTCGATAACAGCGTTAGAGCTCATAAGCTCCTTGCGCACAACCCAGTCCCCATCCTCTACGAACTCCAATCCTGGAGACTTAGAGAAGTCAATGTTAAGTGGCGACACCACATCGTACTCGACTTCGTCCATGCAGACGCCCTTATATGAGTACACGTAACCTGACACCAGCCAGTCGAAGAACGCCTGCTGCAGTTTGTCAGGGAGGTCCAAGTAGTCGCGCAGGTAGTTCAGGACCTGCTGGCCTACGATAGCACGGCTATCCTGGTAGCTGGTCTCCATGTACTTAGCTACCGCCTCCGGTGTCTCCACCTCCTCGCTCTGCACACCAGTATCAACGCCCATGTTGTTGAGCTCGTTGAGGAACTGCTGCTGCAGGTTCTGGAGGATAGCCTTCTGCTTCTCTTCTTCCATACGGCTAACAGCATCAGGGTTAGTCACCGTGACCTGGAAGTTAGAAGGACGTTGAGTCTTCTCACCGAGGAGCAGGTCAACGACAGGCTTAATGATATTGTAGTTACGCAACTTGGCGGGGAAGTTCCGCTTCTTACCAGCCTGGCTGTTGTAAGGGTTCGTTACGTAGTTGTAGTCTTTCTCATCGAGTGTACCATTGTACGCCTCGTAGAAACGCAAGAGGTCGCTCTTGCTGTTCATCACAAAAGAAGATTGGTTGATATATCCCTCAACACAATCCTTACCCCAAGCCTTAGTCTTCTTAGACCGCTTGAGCTTTTGCTTTGGAATGTGATTCTTGTAATCGCTCATGTCTTATACAAATAGGTCCCGTGCGAAGAATGAGTCATGGTCGTCTCTAGACTCTTGCTTCACTACAGGTTTAGAAAGGAGGTCCATCATGTAGAACATACCAACCAACAGAGATGACGCACGGTCGAAGTTGCCACGCTCTGTCCACTTGATAAGCTCGTCAATGAGAGCCACGTCGTAAATATAGTGCAAATTCTTCTTATATTCACCATTCTCGTCCTTACTTCTTTTGGTGTTCAACCAATCGCGCAAGTACAAGACGGCCTGAGCCTTACGGTGCTTACTACCCATCGACAGTCCGTAGTTACGTCCCAGGGTCTTTGCACGGAATCCTGAGCTCTTGTCGAATATCTCCACCTCCTCCATCAAACGGTGCAGGTTCTTTGTACGCTTAGCGTAGGGAATCACCTCACCTCGGTCGTTCTCGAACCCGATACGTGCGTTGTAGTACTCCGCAAGCTTGAACAGGTTCTCATTGTAGTCGTCCTGTGTCTCAGGGCGGCCTACATAGCTAGCCACAATCATGTCATCTGGCTTGCTCCAGGGGTTGGCCCGCTTGAACACATACGCAGAACCCAGGGACGAGCCCTGTGAACTGTCGTGTGCGTACGGGTCATGCGCGATGAAGTACAGGTTGTTAGGAATCTGCCCATCGTCGTCGCGGTATGGCGCTTGGTAAACGACCACAGCACCACGAATATCGTCTCCCTTCTGGTGAGGGAACTTCTCAATAGCTCTTACTTGGTCCGACGGCTTAAACTTAATACCACCTTGCCCACTAACGAGAATACCCGGTGTACCAACCTTTGCAGTTTTTCCCGACCTAATGATAAAGTTCCGGTGATTGATAAGTTCTGCTGCGGGGAAAACGTTCGCTGATGTTTGTAGGAACGCTTCACGAGGTTTCCACGGGTATTCAGTGATGAGCTTGTCGTAGACTTTCGCATCCTTAGAGTTCCGCTTCGTACGGTCACGGTTCTGTTCTTCGTTGAATTTCGCATCTTCTTCTAATGTGTTGCCATCCTTGTCCATGAATCCTACCTTGTTACGGTAGCTTGGGAAGAACCATCCACAGTGAGTACCCTCACCTCCGTCATCCCACACATTCTCCACTGGCAACAGGTTATATGGCTCGGGGTTGTAGAACATAGACTCGAAGTCTACGGTACCACCATCCATATCACCACCAGTACCAAAGATAATCATCTGGCCTGTAGTGATACCACCGTCCTCAACACAAGGACGAGTAGCCATGTATGTGTCTTTTAGGTTATGGAAAGCACCTGCCTCCTCGAATATAACAAGGCTGGCGTCCTTACCACGCGCTGCGTCTGGGTTGTCCTTAAACGTAATTGCCTCAACCTCAGACTTATAGCCCTTCTCTACGGGCTGGTTGTTGATGTACTCCAGGTAGCTGGCCTTCTTGTGGTTCTGCTTATCGATAACAGAACGACGCTTAGACCACCCAGTGTGCTCATTCAAGAAGTCCATGTTAGCCGCAGCCATCGTCATGATACCCTTTGGATACAGGTACTTCTTGTCGTGTGCACACAGGAGCGTGTAGCTATTCCGCTCCAGGTTAAACTGGTTGCAAGTAATAGCAGCGTTCTTGTAAGAGAAGCCCTTACGTCGGGCCTTGGCGACAATCAGGTGGTGCTCACCGTCTAGCCAATCGGGGTGCACGTTGGTAGACAGCCCAAGCTTGGCAACCTCCTCGGCGGTAGAGCCATTACGTGCAATCTCCATCAAGTGGAAGAACTCGTAATCGCCGTCCCAGAACCCGGGGAAGTCAACCTTCTTGGCAGCACCACCTTTTTTGTTGTCGTCCATCACCTTCATCTGAACGTAGTTCAGGTAGAAGTAGTGGTTACCCGTAATCCACGTATCGCCTACTTTGTATCCCTCCTTGCAACGACGCAACTCCTCTGTCCAAAACTCGTAGAAGTCTTGTGAACCTGCGGGGGCGTCGATGTAGTAGCCTTGCTTCTGGAAGTCCAGTGCGGCTTTACGGAACTCTTGGGTATTTGTAATCATAGTATGTCAGCAAACTTCTCGCGTACGTCAAAGCTAGGGCAATCCTTGCTTGAGTACTGGTTGTGTCCTGAGATAGCCACGTATGGCCCGAGGATTTGGCGCACAGCAGTCACGTAGTTACGGAATGCCTGCTCCTGTGCCGGGGTCATCGTGTCCTTTGCGGTCTTGCCATCGGCCTCAACGCCGCCAATGTAGCATACACCGATGGTGTTAGCGTTGTGTCCTTTAACATGCGCGCCGCTCCTGTGCAGAGGACGCCCAAGTTCCAGCGTGCCATCGAGCATGATGACCGCATGATAGCCAATGTCACTCCATCCGTTGCCATCCACATGCCAGCTTCGAATAGTCTCAACAGAAATGTCTTGACCTTCACGAGTAGCTGAACAGTGGAGAACAATTTCATCGATGTGACGTTTAGCGGCCCTGGCCACGGTACTTCTTTTTGTAATTCTTGCTAGCCTTGTTGGTGCTAGTGTTGTTCTTGCTGTGCACACCGGGACGCTTTACTTTGGCGGGGGCGATGTACTTTGATTCTTGCAAACGTGCCATTGTTATGACTTCTTAAAGTTGCCTACTGTACCGGTATGGGCCTTGACAATGCCAGCGTACCCTTCCGTTGTCTTTGTTTGTTCCACGATGCTGTCACATTTGTGGCACACATCAGCGGGGTCTTCTCCTTCGAACTTGCGAACCTTGCCATCAACAAGGCGGATAGTAACACCGCCCTTGATGTTCCAAGACTGTCCGCAACTGCAATCAAACTTTGCCATTAGTCCTCGAATAATCCTTTTGAGCCACCGCCACGGAGCTTAGTCTCTGCGGTCTGCTCTTGTTTAACGCGCTCTTCTAAGTCACCTACCACCTTTACGACGTTAGGCAACTCCGAGGCAATCTTCATAAGCTTCTCAATCAGCTTGATTGCGTCTGCTGTGCCATCAAACTCATCGTCATCGGCAACCAACAGCTCATCAATCTTGCGGTTCAAAGCCTTGATACCACGCTCTGCAGCCTGCAACGCCTCACGGGTTGTAACCAAGCTACGCACTGCAGGGGTTACCTGCAACTCGCGGTACTTCTTGATGGCTGCCTTCATGCGGGTAGTTGTCTTAAACCCAGGCTCCATCTTCAAGTCTTTCAATACGCGGATATGCCGCTCCTTCTCGTCGTACATCTGGTATGGTGACTTGTAGTCCACCATGTGGTAGATGTATGCGAACCAGTCCGTAGCGTTCTTCTTAGTACGGTCCTTGTCCTCAGCGATAAGTTCGCGGAACTCCTTAATCACGCGCAGCTCTGGGTCAACTGTAACGCTGAACCCTTCCATAACAAACAGTTTCATTTCTTACGCTTGGCTTTGGTGATGTTAATCTTGTGCAATCGGTAGGGGTTCACGTAGAACCGACCGAACATGGGTAGGCGGATGCTGTCAAATGCACCGTGCTCGATGACACCGCGCAGAAACGAGAACTGGGACTCACAAATCTGACGTACTTCGTCGATTGTGGCCCCGTACTCCTCTGCCAACTGGCGGTAGAGTTTCTCTTTGACGGCGTTCTTACCCATCTGTTGGTCCGATTGGCGCGTCGGTATCAGGCATGCTGAGCTCGACGATAATCTCTTTCTCCCGGATGAGAATGTTGTAGGTAGGACGACGCAT